AAGAAAATGATAATTCATAAAACTAAATTAAAAATAATTACTAAAAAATAATTTATTAATTTAACTTTATAAATTCTTATTTCCTCCACATGTTGATTGCTTTTCTAAGTTTTTACTCTTCTTCCTCTTCTTTGCTTTCATCACTAGAATGTGTAGATAAGTCTATGGATACTTCTTCTTCTAGTTTGAAATCATCTGGAATAAAATCTGATTCTAAGAACTCCTCTTCCTCTTCAACTATTTCAACTCTTTTATCTGTTTCCTTCATAAGTTCAATTTCTTTCGTAGGTTTTAACACTTTGACAGTTAAGCCAGTAAGCCCACTATTAACTCTTGCATATAGTGAAGAAGTTATTGCTTCATTTTCTTCAAGAAACCCCAAGAAAGACAGGAACTCACTAATATCATCGTCATCACATTTGTAATCATCCAATTCTTCTTCAGGTATCTTGAAATATTTAACAAAATTTTCTGGTATCTCTACTTCCATATAGTCTTCCAGAACATTAGGAGTTTTCTTTTCGGCTTTTTCTTTAACTTCTCTAGTTGTCTCTCCTTGTCTTGTAGCTATATCTTCAGGAGTTTTGATAAATGTAGTTTCATCATAATCTATCTCTTCTTTGCCTTTAAGATCAGTAAGTTCCTCTTCCTCTTCATCACTTTTGTCATTTATAAAGCCTTCTTCAACAGCATATCTGAACTCATCATGAGCAATAAGGTTGCCTTTATTATTCCTAGCTCCATAGTCTATAAGATCACTTGGTACTTTGTCAAAATCTAGATCATTCTTATCATCAATGTACTGAGTAAAGCCAACATCTTTGTACTTAATCATGTAGCTATCATGAATATCTCCAATGTCATTTATTACTGTATCATAAGAAACTGTGGTAGCATCAATAACAGATGTCTTTTCCCAAGATATTTCAAGAGATGATATGGCTTTATCATTCAACTTGATGGGAGATCTGAAGAATGAAATTCCTTTTCCTATGTCAGAGTTAGAAATCAAGCTTGAGTACTTGAGTTCCATAAGCCTTATCCTACTAAAAACCCTGTTGATGTCATTTATAAGTCTTAAGTTGTTTTCTTTTACTTTAGCATATTCTCTAACTTTATTGTTTATGAGATTGCACAGTTGCTTACTGTATTCAGAATCTAAATCTATTTGAGCACCAGCAAGATGAGCTAAATAAAGAACATAGACAGTATACTTGTAATCCTGTACACTACCCTGTTTTGATAGATCGGAAGCATAATACAAAGGAGTCAGCTTGTTCGAAACATATGTTCCTGAGCCTCTGGAGATGCTTTGGATTGCTATGCTTTTTAAATCATCAAACCTATCTTTTTGTATGATGTTGAATGAGCTTTCTTTCCTATTTATTTTGATTACATTGTATGCTGATCTTATTTGGAAGTCAAAAGGAAAGTATTTGATTGCCTCATTATCAACTCCATTGATATCATGATCAACTCCTTCATCAAAAGTATAGATTGCAAAGTAGAGGAATGAGGTTTTATCTCTTGGAATTATTATGCACTCACCTTTGAAAGATTTGATAATAGTTATCTTAGAAGTCACTGCTTGGTTATAGTATATATTATTTTCTCCTCTTACATGAAGTGAAACATCAAATATGATATCACCAGTTGCAAGGTTGCTACTTTCATTAACTTTAACCTTGTTGAAGCTTACTCCAAGAATAGATGATATCTTGCCTGCAATTATATTCTTAAAATCTTTTTCAGTAGGGTTTGGAATAGTTTCGAGTTCCTTGTAAACATCACTTATCTTGAATTCATCATTAATGTAATCAGTGCTTACTTCGCAAGAATGTGAGTTTCCATAAATAAATGAGTCTACTGCTAGATTAATATCTTCATGAGAAGGAAGGAGAAAGTTTCTGGTATCAAGAGTACTCTTTCTCTTAAATAAGCTTGGTTCTTCTAAGTTCACAAGAATAATAGATCCTTCAGAAGGAGTAATAAAATTCTCAAATCCTTCTTTCGTTCCAAAACTTATTTCTTTTATAAGAGAAGTACAAGTCTTTATTACAATGTCATAGTAGTAAGTCTGAAGAGAGTTTATATATTGGAACAATTTACTTGCGCACTTCTTATAATCACTGTCTATTACTCTAAAAAATTCTTCTTTGTAATCAGGAATAAAGGTTCTATTTTTAACTGCATCAATTATAATACTAGCTCTCTTCTTCTGCTGATTAGTAAGATCAAGGTCCTTAATTATTAGGTGATCTCGTCCGACACTATCTTTTTTCCCATATTTCTCATCAAGAAGATGTTTGCAGGCTTTAACGAATATATCTTCAGGTATTTTGTCTTTTAAAACTTTTCTCATATGAAGATATGTCTTTTCACCCCTTTGAATACTTTTATAGATTTGATTAATCATGTATCCTCTCATATAGCTCATAAGATAACTATAGTATTTGATCATATAAATCTTCATGCTGTCAGTGTTGTAAGGTTTAGCAGTAGATCTGTGTGGAGACTTTCTTACAACATCTAGAGAAATAGTTACCATATCTATTACTTCATCTATAGATTTAAAAGGAATCATCTCTTTGTCAGGGCCTCTATTCTTTAACCTCTTAATTGATGTAGACTCAGTGTAAAGGAAGGATTTGTAATTACTTAGTATATTATGCATTGCATCTGCATGACTTTCTGTAAATAGAGAAGATCTTGAATTGATTCCTTTGAGTACAACCACCTGAGTTATCATATGTTTAGATATGTTTCTTGATATGAGAAGACCAGTTATTGAAGTTCTTAAAATTTCAGCAAAGGATTCTGAAATATCATCATATTTGGTAGGTATAAATGTTCCAATATTTGATGGTATATTCATTCTTTGTAGAATAATATTTAACCTATTGACTATTGATTCTACTATATCTCTAGAGTTTATAAGTTCTGAAACACTAGTCATTCCAATTATGTAAAACTTATTGAGTTCTTTGATTGTTTTAGGATCAAGAGTAGAAAGGATAGCATCAAGAAGGGAGTATATAACATCATAAGGTGTTAGGAAAGGAGGAACACTTATAACAGCGTTGAGGTCAGGATTCTTAAGTACCTTTCTTGCATATCTTGCTATTTTGTTCTTTGCATAGATAACTATATTTAGAATAGTCTCTTCATCTCTGCTAGAAACTTCTGATGAAAGATTGTTTACTGTAGCTAAATCATTTATGTGATCTACTGTATCATTAAGCATCTCTATGAAATCATTTTTAATGCCATTAAAAGTCACCTGATCTGACTTATCAACAGTTATATCCTTCTTAGCAAATCTCTCTTGGTAAGAAACTTGGACATTAGTACAGATATAGAAGAAAATTTCTTTAGAAATATAAATCTCAGCTTTAGCTTCTTTTGCATCTCCTTCTAACTCGCTAGCAAAGTATATATAAGTAAGCCACTTAAAGGCTTCACTATATGTAGTTCTATCTAAAGAATCCTTATAAGGAATAAACCTAAGAATAGCTTCTGAAAGTTTGCTGTATGTCGTAGTTTGGACATAATTTGGATAATTGTATCTAGTGTCTAAGTCATAACCTCTTTGATTTCCTAGCCTATGAATATCAGTTAGAAAAGGTGCAATTCCTCTACCGGGCTTAGGAACTTTAAAGCACACACAAAGATCATTAATAAGGCCAGCATTAGCGTAATGTATGATCCTATAAAGTGCTGAGTAAAACTTTCTAGTATCTTTAACAAAATCTACAGGACCAAGTTCACTTTTCCAATCCATCTTTGTTCCAGTCTTCGGATATTTGTAGATGTTTACTCCATGAGATTCCATATATATATTCTCATTAGCTTTATGAAACCCTAAAATAGCTTTAGAATCAGGATTAGAGTGTTCTTCTATGATACCAAATGAATCTTTCAATTTCTTTCCTATATCATGTATGTTTTCAGATATAATTGAGCTCAAAGCAAATAAGCCTATAACTCCCATCCTAGGAACACGAATAGTTAGAGAAGGGTAAGAAGCTTTAATCAACATCCTTGCTAAGCTCATTGGGTTTTCTATAGCAACCTGTCCTCCAGCTTTTAGATCTCTAGGAGTTACTCTGAATCTTGAAACAATTCTTGAAAACTTAAGCGAATCATACCTCTGAACTCTTTTTATTGGAGATCTATTAATATACTTCATGAGAGTTTGGTTCTTAGTCAGAGATTCCATAAAAGTTACAAACCTATTTGATGGTGCTGAGTTATAAAGGTAATTAAGAACAGAAGGCTCTAAAGGTTTAATATTCTGGATAACTTCATAGAGTAAATCCATATCAACTTCAGCATAATTCTTTCTTTTATACTTTGCAAGCTTAGGGTATCTATCTATTAAAGCATCTTTAATTAGGTTGGAATTCTTTGTAGAAGTAATAGTTTCAAGCTTTGAAGTAATGTATCTACCTAGAAGAATATCAAGAGAAGGGTTCTTTGATGCATCAGTTTTAGTATTAAGGAACTTACTATAGAAGACATACAAGTTCAAATCTCTGACCATTAAGCAAGTGAGATCTGATATAAAGTGTCCAAACATATCAATATTTGAGGAAGAAGAAAGTTCTTCTGGACTTGGACACCTAACTCCTCCGTAAGACCTAGGAGTAATGATTGCTAATAAGAATGTATAATAATTGCAATTAATTCCTTTTCTTTTCATTAAGAAACGATACTCCATAACTAGGTAGATATAACTGATTCTTGAAGGACTCCCAGCAGAAGTAAGAGATCTAGCTTTCCCATCTAGCTTATCTAAAATATCAGATACTGGCTCAAAAGCAGTTGTTTTCTTAACTTCAAACAAGGAACTCATCTCTTTGTAAAATAAAGGTATAAGTTCACCATCAAGTCCAATTTCTCCTAAGTACTCAAAAATTCTCTTTGAAATAATAGTCTTACCTAGGTTGAAGGAAAGTCCAAATGATTTGTAGACAGTTTGAATTTTAGTTACTATCTGAGATATACTCTCTTTATCATTATGCTTATTACCATAAAGGATTGCAAGGCCATCATCACTGTACACATAGAATATTGATCTATAACCAGTTGTATCCAACGCAATAGACATAATGACTGCATGAATACTACTCCAGACAAAGTTAAAGAAACCTTCAAAACATCCAAGTATACCATTAACAAATAAAACTTTGTCAGGAACAAGAGTAACAACAGTAGAAGCCTTGAATACAACATCTAATCTTTTTAGATAATAATAGCCTGTGAGGTCAGCAAGGATTGATCCATACACCACCATAAGAGTGTGATTGAAATTTCTGGAAAACTTGGTCATATCAAAAGAAACAAAGTATCTATTATCAATACCTTCTTTCTTACTTAATGCTGCAGCTTCAAGTTCGCGTCTCCTCTTTTTGCTGTCCTTAACAATAGAAACACCATATTGCCCTCTTGTAATCTGTTTTGTAATTCTTTCAACCATCTGTGTAATACACTTCTGTTTTGGCTCAGGAATATAAAAGAATCTAGGATCTGTCTTATGTTTTTCTCCTGCTTTAGGTTCTGTATTAACAACATAGCAAGATCTGAAGTTCTTCTCAACAAAACCTTTTACATCTTCTGAAGTAATATCACTTTCTTCCTTTCCAAGCTGGTTCTCATAGAGTTCAAATTCATCAACTACATGCTCAAAATAGGACATAGCTTTAGTTATATTAAGTTGACTTTCATTACTAGCAAACTGTTCTAGATCATTTACATTATGAAATAGCTTTACGAACTTTTTCTTGTCACTAGTAAGTTCAACAAACTCATCAAATGCCATCTTTTCATTGATAAAAGAAGATTTGTCATGTGGTTCAATATCTTTGCCAACGATATCTGAAATAACATCATTCTTCTTGAAGCTGACTCTAGACCAAATTGTTCTGGAAAACTTCTCAATAACCGATGCATTAACACTTGGTGAAACCGACATCTCAATTAGAGGTCGAGTGTCAATAGCTCCAGAAGCCATGAACTTTTTGTTAGTAAGTATTGAAGCATTTTCAAGCTGAGGGTTATAGCCTACAGAAAGCATAGAGATATAAATTCTTCTTATACACTCTCCTCTGAAAAGGTAGATATGATTTTTAGATACTGAGTTAGAGAACTTTAAACCATCAAGGTCAGAAAAGGACTTACCTATATTGTAATCAGGTTGAGGAAAAAGTTTGAAGATAGAGAGGACATTGAGAAGGAAAGTTACTCTAGAGTCTGAGTCTTTGAATATATCATTATTGAAAGTAAAAACAGTAGAAGTTTGGATGTTTTCAAGAAGTCTCCTAGCAGAAGGTAATATCTTCTCATCACTAACTGCTTCAAACCATTGAGACATACTCTTACCTTCAAAAGAAATCCCTGCATTGTCTGTAATAAGGAGAGATCTAGCCAACTTAATTGTTTGAGGAATTTTGTCTTCATAATCCTTGAGAAGCATGAATTCAATAAATTGAGTGATGATTTTCTTAAATCTTGAAAGATCTATGATTTTCTTCAACTCAACATCAAGGAATATATAAGAAATAGCTTTAAGTGCAGCAACTAATCTTGTCAAATGAACATAAGAAAAGTAGAAGGTTCTACCTTGGATCTTCAAAACGTAGAGAATACCCATTTTGACGAGCTTAACTCTTGAACTGGGAGAATATTTCTTTATACTTGATATAGCTTTCTCAACAACTTTAGAAGTCTTGTTTCTTTTAATCTCAAAATCATTCTTAAATTCTTTGCTTGTTAACATAGTCTTCAGGAGAAATTGTGAATTGTCATTCTCAGAAATTTTAGACATAATATTCTCAGAAATTGCATAGGTAGAGAAGATGTTCTTTCTAAGAGTTGATTTAAGCAAAGGATCAGTGCTCTTGCTTACTGCAGTTCTAAGGTAATAGCTGTCAAAGGCTTCTTGAGTATAGCCATTAACAATATTGAACTCACTTATGTTGGAAGCTATATCAAAGTCATTGTCAATAATATAAATCAAAGCTTCATAGAAGTTTCTGTTACCATTAAAGCCATCAGTTTCATCATCCCTTCTAAGTTCAGCTTTTGTGACATACTTATCAAAATTCTTTATGTCTTCTTCATTAAAGCCATTTCTCATAAATCTTTCTTTCTTATAAGAGTCAAAGAGATCAAACTTTTTCAAATTTTTGTAAGGCTTAACCTCAAAGAATTTGTTAACTTTAGATGATTTCAACATGTAGTTAAAATCTAAAACTTTTAAGTTGTTCATTTTAAAAGGTCTTTAATCAATGTAGTTTCGG